GAAGTCCTTGTTGTAGGCGTGCGCCCAGCCCGCCGCGACGAGGATGTCGTACCAGTCCCGCCCGGCTGTCCCGGCTGCCTTGACCACCCGGTTGTCATCCAGGACGGCAGTCCGGGCGGGCATCTGGTCCAGTGACTTCGCGACGTCGTACAGGGCCTCGCGCTCGGCGGCGGTGATCGTCGCCAGGGACCGCGGGCCGCCGGACAGCATCGCCCAGGGCCTGCCGCTCGGGTGGGTGGCGCCGTTGGACGGGGCCAGCACGGTGAAGCCGCCTTCACCCCGGGTCTCGATCAGCACGACCGGCTTGGGCTTCTTCGCGCCCTTCTTAACCTCTAGGGGCGTAGGCTCCCGGGCGTCCATCTCCGCCTGCGTCTCCGGGCGCCGGGCCAGCTTGGTGTTCCCGGGAACCGGCCCGTCGAGCCGGTAGCAGAAGTGCAGGCCGCCGGACGGGGTCTGCTCGGTGTACCCGGTCGTGATGCGATGCCACAAGCTGGTCAGGCCGAGGAGGTTCACCTGCTCCAGGAACAAGGTCAGGTACCCCTCGGTCAGCGCGCGGCCCTCGAACTCCAGCATGTCGAGGTTGCCGGACACGGCGCCGCAGACCACGCCGAAGCCTGGCGTGCTGTCATTCCACCCGCGAACCCAGGATTCTTCGGGGCGGCTGCCCTGGAACGCCTTCCAGTCGACGGCCGGGGCCTTGCTGCCGTCTGCGCGGGCCGGGACCGGGCAGCCCCCGGCGGCGAGCCATTCGAGTGCTGCGTCTTTTGCGGTCTTAATCGTTGCGGTGTAGCCTTGAGGAGAAGTCATTGAGCGCTTCCTTCCGAGAGTCGCTTGATGAAGCGGGCCACTACCAGGACTGGCTGGTAGTGGCCCGGGGTCTTTCAGCCTACGCCTGCGGGCTCATGTCAGTTCTCCTCGTTGTCTTCGTATGCCAGGGTCATGCCGAGCGCGTGGGCCAGGACCTTCGCGAGCGCCCGGACCTCCTCGTCGTGGACAAGGAAGACCCGCCGCCCGGACTTGCCCCAGGACAGGTCGAACTCGACGGTCGGGTACCTGATCTGCCAGCCCTTCGGCTCCTCCGTGTAGTCGCGAACCTCGATGCCGGTGTGGACCTCCCGTCCATCGGCGTACGGGGCGCTGACTCCCTCGGCCTGGGCGTACTCCAGGCTGTTTTGCGTGGTGGGCATGTCAGCTCCTTGCCTTGATCTCGATGCCGCTGGCCCCGAAGATGGTCCGCTGGTAAAGCTCGCTGTTCCGCAGGGTTCCGGCCTTGCACGCCACGGCCCGCATGGCATCCTGCATCCGCGCGGTGTCGCCGTCTGCGATGGCTTCCTCGGCCCGGCGCAGGTCAGCCCGGATCTCGCTGATCAGCCCGCGGGCGTCGGTCTTGGTCCAGGTGATCATGTCAGCGCTCCTGAAGGGCGTAGCGGAGGGCGCGGACCTCGGAGGTCAGGGCGAGGATGGCGAGGGCTACCGCGTTGAACTGGACGTTCTCAGCCAGCTGGAGCGTCTCCTGGGCATCCGCCGCGTACTGGGCCGCGGTCACGGCAGCCGCCGTGCTGGGCAGCTCGATCCTGGGTGCCGGGACCCTCGGGTAGTAGTCTGCTGGGGTATAACTGGTCATGAGATCCTCATCTCCTGTTGCCGGCCCGCCCTGTGCCTCAGGGACGGGCCGGGGCCTTGCCTAGAAGGGCAGCACGCCCAGGATCAGGTGCCTGCGATGGCACCCGGTGCAGTAATGGCCGTACCAGGTCACCCAGCGGTGAATCCGGTCGCATCGCCGCAGTATTCCTGGTTCGTAGGCGCGGTTATCCTGGGGTCGGTGGGTAATCGTCACTGTGAGCCTTCCTGTTCTCCGGCCCGTTCCTCGTGAGCGGGCCGGAAGCATTACTCGACGTGAGTCGTCGTCTCGCCGTTGACGGTGAGCGTGGTGTAGAAGACCCGGCAGCCACGGCAGTTCCAGCGCGTTGACGGGTTGCCCTCCGTGGGCCGCCGGAGCAGCCAGCCGGGGAGGCCGCACTCCGGGCACGGCTGCCGCGGGGTATCCCCGAGATCGGGGAGGTTGACTCGCGGGCTGCCGGTCATGCCCAGCTGCCGAGGATGCCCGCGAGGACGATGCGCTCGTAACTGGTAGTCGCGCAGGAGTCCCGCAGGCCCTCCAGGACAGTGCGGCGCTCCGGGGTCAGGATGACCATGGCGGAAGCGATATCCGGGTAGTCGCACTCCAGGGCCAGGTCTCTCGCGACGGCCGTGAGCTTCTCCACGGCGGCCTTGTGCGCGGCCATTGCCTCTTGCAAGCCGGGTCTTTCCTTGCCCATTACTCCTCCTCTTCAGAGAGTATCTCAGCGACCTTTGCGGCATAAGCCTTCAGGGCTGATGTGACCGGCGGCACCAGGGGCAGCAGCGCTATTGCCGTTACCCGGGTGAGATTAGCTATCTTGTCAATTCTCTTGTCGGTCACAGCAGCACCTTCAGGTGAATGAGCAGTGCGGATATCGGCTTGTTGCAGCACGCCGCGCAGATGCTGACTTCCGGGTGCTCGGGCTTTTGCGGGGTCGTGGCCTTAATGGTAATCATGCGGCCGTCTACGCTGATCCGCTTACGACCGCAGAACGCGCAGCCTCGGTTAAGGTCGCTCATGGCCTGCTCCTGTGCATTCCAGGTCGTGGATGTCAGCGTGGAAGGCGCACTTCCGGTTGAGTATCCTGGCCTCCTGCTCCCCGTTCTCCGGGGTGTACGGGAGCGGGAACTCAGCGTCGAAGGTGATGGCCTTCTCCCCGCAGTCATCGCAGGTGAAGGGAGTGAAGCCTCCCGGTGCTGCGTGCATGTGCACGATGTGGCTCATGATCTTGCTTACCACCCTTGAACTCATAGTGATGGATACTGAAATCCTGTATCAGTATCTTTCGCTCCCGGCCCACCCATGCAGCCCGTGAAGTCCCAGGTCGCGTGGAAGCCGTCTGCCTGCCCGCAGTTGGGGCAGTGCGGCATCGGGCGGTGCAGTGTTCCGCAGGACTCGCACCGGGCTACTACGACGGTCTCGGGCATGTACTGGCTCATGACTTCGCTCCGGTGGCGTCGTAGTGCGCGCCGCGGCCGAACTCATCCGGCCACTCGGGCGGGTCGGCGTTGAGTTCCTCGGGAGTCAGCGCCCTTGCGTGCAGCGCGTGACGGGGCGAGTCAGTCGGCGGCAGTGCGTCGAGGACGAGCTGCCCGATGGCCGTGGAGATCGAGATGCGCCGCCGGGTCGCGTAAGTCCGCACCCGCTCGCTCTCTGCCTCTGTCAGGTAGGTCGAGACTCGCCGGTCTCTTGTTTCGCTCATAAGGCCATTTTAGCCCGAAGTGGTACTGGTAGCAAGGCTTTCTGGTTACAGACTGTAACAGACTTACTTCGCCTCAGGGCAGCCGATGTCCGGGCCGAGGGCGCTCAGCACGTCATGCAGGTCCTGCTCGTACTTCCGGCTGGGGTTAGCTGTGGCGTCACCGGGCGGCGGCTTCAGCGCGCTCAGCTTGCCCAGGGTCGTGCAGAGCTGGTGCTCCGTCTGCTGGCCCTGGACCTGCTGCTGGTGCTTGAAGTCCTGCACCTCCCAGTACGTGGCCGCCAGGTTGCCCGCCCCGACGACGATCAGCAGGAGCAGCAGGACCCCGACGTAGATCCAGCCCTTCGCGTTCCTCATCAGTTTCCCGCCTTCTGCACCTGCTGCACCTGCTGCGCCGCCTGGACCTGGGCGGCGACGGCGTTAATGCTCTTCTGGAGCTCTTCCACGGCGGCCTCCGTCCGGCTGACCACGTCCTTCATGCTGTGCCCGCTGTTGAGGTGGACCTGCATGCTGATGCCCGCGATGCCGTCCTCCAGCTTGCCGAGGCGCTCCAGCACGCCGGGCTGCGCGGGATGGCCAGGGCTGGCAGGCTCGCCCTCCCAGTCGGCGATGAACTGCCAGGTGCGCCGCCCGAGCTTCCAGCCCATCCGCCCGAGCCACACCGCCAGCCCGGTGACAACGGACACCAGGGCGATCACCGCCGTCACCCAGCCCGGGTCCATTGCCTCATCCCCTCACGCACTGCTAACCCCAGTATCAGTTACTGCGGGCCGATCACGATCCGCTGCGACGCCCCGAACGTGTACGGCAGCGTGTACGAGCCGGGCAGCGTGCCCGCGGCGTACAGCTGGTTCAGGGCGGCTGCGTCAGCCATCGCGGACTTGAGGGCGCCGACGTCGGCGACGCTCAAGCCCAGCGCCTCCAGGTCGGCGTCAGACTGGCCGGACAGCCATGCCTGGTAGGCCGCCGCGTCATCCAGGGCCTTGCGCAGCGCGATGAGCCTGCTGACCGCGTTCCCGGCGATCATGGAGGCGGAGACCCCGTTGGCAGCGAACATGTGCTTCTCCTTACGTCACGGGCAGTATCTCTATGTAGGACCCGGTCTCAATGTCGAAGGTATCCGCCCCGATCGTGGTCTTGCCCTGCACGGTCAGGCTCCCGGCTGCTGAAGGGACTACCTGGCCCTCGATCTCTGCCCAGTACGCTCCCGCCACGGACGTCGCCGGGCCGCCGAGCGCGGTGGTCAGCGCGGTCCTGTTGACGTTGGCGCCGCCGACGCCGGCCGCGGAGAAGAACCGGAAGCCGTAGTTCGTTGAAGTAATAGTCGGGCCGGTCACCTGGATTTGCCATTGCCCGGCGCTGGCCGCCGCGTTCAGGTGGACGAGCACCTTGAACCGGTACAGCACTCCGGACCCGACCGGCACGGTCATCCCGGTCAGCGTGGTCATGCTGGTGGCGCTGACGGTCTGCCCGGACGCGAAGGCCGTCTGGCGGCCCGTATCGTAATCCCCGCCGTCCTCCCCCACGTAATGCAGGTTGCCCGTCGCGGCGTACAGCTTGGAACCGGAGGACGGCGTGGCTGGCGCCGACGTGTCGGCTATCTCGATCAGGTTGCTGAACTTCAGGTGGCCGTCGCTGGCAGCGCTCAGCACCGTGCTGCCCGAGGATGATCCCGGGAAGGTAAGGCTGGCAGCCGTCCCGATCGTCAGGCTGGTGTCCACCTGAACCTGGAGGAACTCAGCGAATGCCAGCAGGTGAGCCGCCTGCCCGCGCAGGGTGGCGATGTCGTTCTGGGCCTGCTGGAGCGTGTAGTTACCCATGGCTCACCACTCCGGCTGGCCGTCAGCGTCATAGGGCAGCTCAGGCACGCAATTGAACCGGAATGTCCACCGGTAAGCGTTGAGGGTCTCCGCGCGACCCCACTGGAGCAGGGAGATAGCGCCGGAGGGCAGCCACGCGGGCGGGTTGCTGATCCGGAAGAAGTCCCCGATGGACAGTGACGGGACGGCGGAGAATAGTGACTTCACCTGCGTGCGGGCCAGGTCCACGGTGACCTGCGGGTACCGGTAGACGTCTACGGTGCCCTTAGTCAGCACCCAGTCGGCCATGACCGGCAGCTGGGTGTCGGAGAACAGGTTCGCGGACAGGCTGTAGCTGTAGTCGCCGACCCCGTCCGGCGGCGGGCTGACCGACAGTGCCCCGGTGGTCAGCTGGGCGTTAACCGACCCGCCGTTGATCCGGCTGATGGTCACGTCGTTCCGGGTGAGCTGGTCGTCGTAAACCGGCAGCGGGACGTCGGCGAGCATGGCTGCCGCGTAGTCCAGGGTGAACGCCGAAGCCTGGGCCTGCATGCTGACCCGCGTCCGGTAGCCCAGGCCGAACTGGTCAACGGACTCGAAGACCTGGCCCTGGTCAGTGTCCTCGATCTGCTGGAGGACCGCGGTGAAGCCCATGTCCGTCTGCGGCCCCATCTGCGGGGTGTCCGTGTCATTGCCGTTCAGCTCGGCCCCGAGCCCTTCCTCCGCGCACAGCCGGGTGAACCGGTCGGCGGCCAGCTCGCCGTCGTGGCCGTTCATCGAGTCGGAGACGTCCGCCAGCTGCTCCAGCGCGTACTGCAAGACGATGAACCCGATGCAGGTGTCGTTGACGTCCCCGTTGGGGGCGATGACGACCTGGCTGACCGCCCCGATCGTGGAGGCGGCCAGCGATCCGGTGACCGCGCCCACGGTCAGTGAGCTGCCCGGCCGGATGGCGTCGATGCTCCAGGCGATGGCGCTGCCCGAGGTGGCCAGCTCGCACGAGACCATCAGCTGGTGGCCGTTGGCGCTGAAGGCGCTCGCCGTCGAGTCGAACTTGAGGGTCACTCCGTTGTACCCGCGGAAGCCGAGCTTGCCGCCGGTCCCGTAGTAGCACTCGACCTTGGTCAGCGCCCCGGAGGCGACGACCGCGCGCATCAGGATCGAGTTGTTCGGCGGCTCACTGGCAGCCGGGACGTCCAGCAGGAACCGCAGCACGACGTTGTTCGGCGTGGTGCTGGAGCTGTAATTCAGCGCGACCTGACCGGAGCCGCCCGCGCCGCCGGAGTGCGCCGCGAAGTTGCTGCTGTTCTGGCCCCCGCCGCCTCCGCCGCCGCCGGGGACAGACCCTGCCGTGCCGCCCTGGTCAACGTGGGCTCCGCCGTTGCCGCCCTTCCCGCCCGCGCCGCCGGCCGTGACCGCTACCCCGCCCGCAGCTCCGGTATTCGACGTGCCCCCGTCCGTGCCGTTGTTCCCGGCCGCTCCTGACCCGCCTGACCCGCCGCCGCCAGAGCCGCCGAAGAAGCCGCCGTTGTTGTTCTGGCCGCCGTGCCCGCCGTCGTGGTGGGTGGCGTTGGTGCTCCCGGTCCCGCCTGCCCCGCGCCCGGCCGGGAAAGCGATGTAGGCTCCCGCGCCGCCGCCGCTGGCGGTCACCGTGACCGCGTCCCCGGTGAAGGAGGAAGCGCCGCCCGCGGTCCCGTTGCTCGCGTGCGAGTCATCGCCCGACAGCGGGCCGCCCGCACCGCCTGCCCCGACGACGACCGGGTAGCTGAGTCCCGGGGTCACCGCGACGGTGGCTTCCTTGGCGTACTCGCCGCCGCCCCCTGACCCGCCGGACTGGCTGTTGTTGACATAGCCGTTCATGCCGCCGCCGCCGCCGCCCCAGCACTCGGCGGTGGTCAGCGAGGAAACGCCGCCGGGGGCTGTCCAGGAGTACGTCCCGGGGACGGTGAAGGTCGCGGGGCCAACCGCGGAGTACGACCCGGTGCTGCCCGTCCAGGTGGACAGGGAGATCAGCGGCAGCGGGTCGGTGCCCTGGAAGCTGGAGTCCGAGGCCAGTGTCGGCTGCCCGGACCACGTCATCGGGCTGCCGCTGGCCAGCGCTGAGGTGAACTGGGACGCGCCGTTCTGGTCCTCGCACGTCCACAGGGCGATGGGCGCCGTGACGTCCGTCTTCAGCAGGTAGAAGCGCTTGAGCGGGGACCCGATGAGCGAGCCTTGCACGTACCGGCGCAGCGGGCCGCCCGCCTCGATGTTCACGTAGACGTCGCTGCCACTGGGGTCCCAGGACGGCGGCCACGAGCTGACCTCACCCCAGAACCGGTACCCGGTGTAAGAGGTGCCGTCCGCGGACTCGGCGGCTACCGACACCCGTACCTGGACGTTGCGGCCGATGTAGGGATAGAACTGGCCTGCCGAGTTGAGCGGGCTGAAGCTGCCGTCCCGGTTGTCCAGCGTCATCGTCATGGTGACCGGGTTGATCTGCGCGGCCTCATTCGGGCGGCCGACTCCGATCGCGATGTCCGCGCGCTGCTGGACGTAGCCGGATATGTCGGTCCAGGTTCCGTTCAGCAGCAGCTCTACCGTGATCCCGAGGATACCGCGGGGGAAGGGCACGCCCTGGAAGACCGTCGCGGCCAGGCCCAGGTTCAGCCCGAGGGAGGCCGTGGTGGTGTTGCCGGCAGTCTGGAGCGCGTGCATCGACATGCCGCTCAGCTTCATGCTGGCCGTCGAGGTGTTGGCAGCCGTGTAGGTCAGCAGGACCTTGCCAACTGCCCCGGCCCCGCCGTTAGACCCGTTGCCCGCCGTGGAGCCGCCGGACCCGCCGCCGCCGCCGGGAGTGCTGCCCGCCGTGCCGACCGTCGAGGATGTGCCGCCGTTCCCGCCGTGGCCGCCCGCGCCGCCGCCGGTAACCGCCGTGGCCCCCGCGCCGCCAGTCGTTCCCGAGTGCGCCGACCCGGTGTTGCCGTTGGCGGCGGTGCCGCCTGAGCCGCCTCCTCCGCCTCCGCCGAGCGAGGTACCCCCGCTGTCGGTGCAGCCGCTACCGTGGAAGTGGGTGGTGTTCGTTGACCCCGTGCCGCCAGGGCTGGGGCTGGTGCTGTTGGTCCCGGCCCCGTGCGCCAGGACGGTGACCGAGTTGCCGACGAACTTACTGGTCGCCCCGGCCTTGCCTGACCCGGACGAGCTGGTGCCGCCCGCCCCGGCCGCCCCGACGACGACCGTGTAGTTGTTCCCGGCGGTGACGGCTACCGATGTCTCCTTGGCGTACTCTCCGCCGCCTCCGCCGGGGCCTGATGCCCACTGGCCCCCAGCGCCGCTGCCCCAGCACTCCGCCTGGACAGTCGTCACTCCCGCCGGGCATGTCCACAGGAAAGACCCGGCGGTGCTGAAGGTCGTGGTGGCCACCGGTTATCCCACGATGGTGAAGCTGGAGCAGGAGACGGTGGCGCCGGAGGTAATCGACGTGGAGTTCAGGTTCATGTCCGCGCCGGAGGTACCGCAGGTCCCGGTGCCCACGACGGTAGTGCCGTCCGACTTGGTGATCGCGAAGTAGCCTGCCGTCCCGGTGTTGCCCGCCGTGCCGCTGGTGATCGCCCCGGCGACGGCCGTGCCGCCGGAAGAAGCCGCGAACGCCGTGGCGTTGAACGTCAGCGTGGCCAGCAGCGTGCCGGTCAGCGCGGCGTTCAGCGCGGGCTGGGCGCCCGTGTAGATCTGGATCTTGCCGCTGTTCAGCGTGGTAGAGGCGTTCCCGGTGACAGCGTTGACCGCGTTGTCATACCAGAGCGGGTTAGTCGCCATCGCCGTCCTCCTCAACCTCGTCCGGGGCCGCGTTGCGCGCCCCTAGCCGTATCGCCAGCCCGACCGTGCAGGTGATGTCCTGCGGGGCCTCGTCGTCCATGATTACCTCCCGAACGCCGCCTGGACGACGCCGCCGCCCTTGGTCCGCACCGTGTACCGGATGTCTTCGAGCTGCTCTTCGCTCAGCCCCAGCTTCCGGAAGCTCGCTCCCAGCTCCAGGGTGATGTGCAGGCCGCCGTCCGTGTCACCCGGGCCGAGGACGCGCTCCGGCCGTCCGGTGCCGTTGTACGCCATGGTGAGGCCGGGCATCAGCCAGCCGCCCTTGTCATACCAGTTGTTGGCCACCTCATGAGCCCACGCCCCGCCAGGGGAACCGTACCGGTCGTGGATGTACTGGAGGCCCCAGCGGATCTGGGTCGCCGGGTTAGTCCTCCAGTCCGATCCTGCCGAGGCCATCTTGTCCGCGGGCAGGGACTGCGGGATGCCGTAAGCGCCGCTGCTCGGGTTGAGCGCGTTCCAGCGCCATCCGCTCTCCTGGTTCCAGAGGCTGATCAGCGGCGCCAGCTGGCTCCTTGGCCACCCGAACGCGCCGAGCAGGTCAGCGGCGTACCGCTGCGCGCCCGCGGCTGAGCTGCCGGGAGGAGCCTCGCCGCCGAAGGCGCCGCCCACGGAGTGGATGACCGACTTGGCCGCGTTGGTGGCTGCCTTCCGGGCCTGGTTCATGCCGATGCCGATGCCGTTCATGATGTGCTTGCCGGCGTCAATGGCCCAGGCGGGCGGCGAGTGAATGCCCAGGGCGGCGAGGATGTCACTGGCCAGGTGCTTGAAGAAGTTGACGACGTCGTTCCAGACGGCCCTGATGCCGTTGAACATGCCGCTGATGATGTTCCGGCCGCCCTGGTACAGCCAGGTCCCGGCGTTCCTGAAGTACCCGACGATCGTGGAGCCGATGCCGCGCAGGAAGGAGCCGATGTTCCCCCAGATGCTCCTCGTCGCGCCGTAGACGGAGTTCCACGCGCCGACGACAGCGTTCTTCACGTTGTTGCCAACCTGGGTGGCCAGCGCGCGGATATCCCCCCAGACGCCGGACAGGAAGCTCCTGATGTTGTTCCAGACCTGCCCGGTCACCGCCTTGATGGCGTTCAGGGCGGCGGTCCAGTTGCCGGTCAGGATCGCGATGAAGACCTTGAAGATGGCGGCGAGGATGTCCCAGGCAGTGCGGAAGATCAGCGTGACGACCGAGACCCAGACCTTGAAGAACGCGGCGATGATGTCCAGGGCTGTCTTGATCTCGTTGTAGATCACGCTCCAGGCGACCTTGGTCACGGCCGCGATGAGGTCCCATTCAATCTTCCAGATGGTGAACAGGCCGACGAGCACGGCCTTGACCGGGGCCGCCAGGTGGTCGAAGCCACTCTTAATCCTGTTGATCATGTCATCGAAGAAGCCGGTGACCGCATGGACCCCGTCCATGGTCCAGTTCTTGATGTTCGTCCAGATCTGGTTCCAGTGCTTCGCCAGTTGGAGGCCGGCAGCGACAAGGGCGGCGATGGCGATGACTACGGCAGCTATCGGGGAGGTCAGGGCCAGGATGGCGATAGTGAGCAGGGCGAGCACGGGCAGAAGCAGCCGGTGGACCTGAAGCCACTTCATTGCGATGGCGGTGGCATTAGCCATGGCAACGATCCCGGGGATCAGGTCGGCAGTCAGCTGGACGAAGGCGGGCAGGAGGAGCTTGAGGATCTGGAGCCCCGCTGGCATCAGCTGGATGAACAGCTGCATCAGGACCTTGATCAGGTCGGTGACCGCCTTGCCCAGCAGCGGGCCGATCTGCTTGGCCGCCTGAGACATCACCTTGGTGAACTCGGTGAAGAACGGGGACTTGACCAGCGCCGCGAAGTCATTGATCAACGGGGTCAGCACGGCCGCGCCCGCGGTGGCCAGTGCCTGGAGGGCGGGCATCAGCGACTGGAGCAGCCCGACGCCGAGCTTAGCCACCGTCAGCACGACCGGGGCCATGGCAGCCTGCGTCTGCTTCCACGCTGTCTGGAGCTTAGTTACCTGGTCCGCTAGCCCCTGCTGGCTCCCGGACAGCTTGGTCGTGTGCTGGTCGAGGGTCAGCTGGGCAGCGTCGAGGGCCTTCTGCTCCGTAGCGAGTGCGGCAGTCTTCTGCTTGGCGGTTGTCGCGCCGGCTACCGCCTGGTCATAGGACTGCTTCGCCTTTTCCACCGCGTGGTTGTAAGCGAGCTGGGCGGCCTGGTTGGCGGTCGTGGACTTCTTCAGGTTCTCGAAGATAGGGATGGCAACTGCTCCGAAGGCGCCGACCGCCAGCCCGGCCGCGCCGAGGGGAGCGGCCATGGCCAGCGCGCTGGACAGCCCGGCGAACAGGCCGCCGCCGATGGCGCTGTTCTTCCCGGCAGTGCCCAGGCGAGCGGCGAACTTCTCGGAGAAGCCCTTACCGGCCTCATCCCCGGCCTTCGTCGCGGCGGCGGTGGCCTGGGACAGCCCCGGGGACGTGCCGTTCGTCACGCGCACGGTGACGCTGACGATGTTAGGCATCCCAGTCCTCCTCTCCGCTCCCGGTTTCCCTGTCCGGGTTACCCATCTTCCAGATCTTCAGCAGCCGGATCAGGCTGACGTCCTCCTCCAGCACCTCGCTGGGCAGCTTATGGAACCGGTCACACATCCCGATGACGGTGTTCGCGTACGTAAGCTCGGCCGGGGGGGCTAGGACATCTCCATCGCCATCAGTGCCTCCAGGGACGGCTGCCCATCGCTGGAGCTCTGCGCCAAAGGGGCGTCCACGCCCGCCATCTGCTCCATCCACGCTGAGATGAGCCGCAGGATGAACTTTGGCTCCTGAACTTGCACGCCGTCGAGGTCAGCGGGGACGTCCCTGCCGTCCTCGTCGGCGAGGTTCCATTCCACCAGCGCGCTGGCGAACCTCTCCATCATCGCGTCGCCCGCCTCGTCAGGGCTCTTGCTCAGGCGGGTGAGCGCCAGGAACTCCCGGATGGACAGTGACCGGATGGTCACCTCCAGGCCGTCCAGCTCATCGTCTTCGCCCTCGAACTTCAGGACGTAGAGGGTGGACTTCTTGAGGAACTTCTTCTTGCCCATTACCTTGCATCCTTGCCCTGGAGGTAGGCGACCGAGATGGCCGTTACCTGAGCGTCCGTCAGGCCCTGGCACTCCGGGGGCGCGGGAGTCGTCTTGCCCGCAGCCGCGGAGGCCAGGAACCAGGCCGGGTACGCCTTCGTGCAGGCTGCCACCGACGCCTGCGGTGCCCGGCTGCCGCCCGTAAGGGCAACCGGGACCGCGATGGCCGCGACGATGGCTGCTGCCGCGATGGCGCCGCAGGCAACAGCCTTCCTGCGGTTCATTAGTTCGTGGTCCACGTCGGGACGGTGCCGTCCGCGAGCTGGCCGGGAACCTGCCACACCAGCGAGCCGTCATTGGCCCGGGTGATCTGGTAGTCCGACAGGATGCACTCGTTCGGCAGCTTCGGCAGGCCCGAGGTGGTGCCGTTCGGGCTGAGCGTCACCGTACGGACGACACTAGTCGACGGGATCGTCTTGAAGACGTCGTGGGCCTGGTTCGCCGTCGAGGCGTTGAAGACACCGTTCATCGTGATGCTGAAGTCAGCCAGGAGCAGCAGCTCCTCCTTGGCGGACTTGTCAACGCCCGTGATGTCCTGGACGCCGCGGGGCATCGCAAAGCTGTAGTTGGTGATGTCGTTGCTGATCGTCCTGGGAGTACCGCCGCTGTCATCGACAGCTACCACGGACCCGAGGCCGGAGACCTTGCTCATGTCTTACCCTCTCTCTGCCCTGGTCCGGATGCGGTCCAGGCTCTGCTGGCTGTCTTCCACCCAGTCTTCAGTACGGCTATGCCACCGGGTCTCGCCCGTCTTCGCCCGGAAGTCACCCGGCCGCACGTACAGCAGTGGCTGCTTGTCCAGCGGGAGCATGTGCCTGCCGGACAGGTAGCACCGCTGGCCGGCCGGGAACGTGAACTCGAACGTGTTAAGTCCCGTGCGGGCGACCGTGTGCTTGCGCTCGGAGTCAGCCATGATGAACTGCGCCCGCTCCCGGCCGTCGCTGTCGGACAGGTCCACGATGGTGACCCAGCCGTGCCGCCAGTGCTCGCACCAGATCTCCGCGCAGGTGGCCTTGCGCCAGTGGCTGCTCAGCGGCATCGACATGCCGTACGTCTTGTACGCGGTCGGGGCATGCAGCGGCTGACTGCGGCTGACCATCGCGCCCTGGTGCCCGAACGGCACTTGCATGGTCCCCATCAGAACACCTGTCCCGCCGCCTGGTTCCGCACGAAGACCACGTTGAACACGGCCCAGGTGAAGGTGCCCGTGGTGATGATCTTGAGGAACTCGTTGATGGTCGCTGTGTTGGCCGTGGCCAGCCGCTGGGAGCCGACCGTGGTCATCGCCGTGGTCGTCAGGCCCGTGGTGGTGTAGGACCCGCCGGAGGTCGTCGCTGACTGGATGTCGATCGTGACGGACGTGCCGACGAACTCAACAAGCTGGAAATACGCCTGCGCCCCGAACGTGGTCCCCGCACTGGGGTTCTCGTCAATCGCCGAGCCGGTCGTGGCCGTGGTATCCGTGCGCAATCCGGCGGTGATCGTCTTGCCCCACTCCAGGCCGAAGCCGTTCTGGTCCACCTGGACCTTCACGGACAGGTTCCCGCTGGCGTCCCGGGTCGGATCGTAGTTGACCTGCTTGCCGATGCAAGCCGCGGCCGGGTTCAGCAGCGTCGAGCCGTTCAGGTAGGTCGCGACGACGTCCGTGGTCGGCAGCAGCGACAGCGCGTCGTGGGAGAAACCGATAGCCTTCCAGCTCCAGGTCGGGGCGCCCGTGTACGTCAGGATGATCGTGCCCAGGGCTGGCAGCACGTAGGTGCCGTCGAAGGTGCCCTGGTTGACGCCGTTGATGTTGACCTGGGTGCCGGTGCCGCCGATGACGGTAACCAGGACCGGGGTGGCGTAGGTGCTGACCTGCGGCACGGTCGTGGCAGGCACGCTCGGTGAGGAGACCGTGCCCGCGGCCTCCCACCAGGAGGTGAACTGCATGCCGCCGATGCGCACCAGTCCAAGGCGCTCGTGCGCGCTCTTGTTGATCGCGGTGACGTCCCCGAGGTTGGAGCCGCCGCCGACCTGGTCAACGCTGGCCACGTCGCCGGACAGGTCGTACCCGCCGATGTAGAACTGGTCGCCCAGCCCCGAGACCTTAGTCATTAGGCCACCTGATTCCAGCAGTCATTGATGATGACTGGCAGTGTGATTGTCATGATCCGGTACGTGGTGCTGCCGATCGTCTCGTAGCCCGCTTGCGCCCGCAGCTGCTGGCCGCCCTCGCCGAGCAGGTCAACGTTGCGGACGGTACCGCCGAGGGTGTAGTCCGCGCTGTAAGCCCCGAGCAGCGCCGTCGAGGCGGACATCAGCTGGGGATCGAGGTTGTCCTCGGGCTTGGTCAGCATGTTCCCGTAGATGCGCGCGTACAACACGACGTAGCCGCTGGTGGAGCTCAGGCCGGAGCCGGGCGGGAACGGGCTGATCTCCTGAATCCACAGCGCGCAGGTCAGGCCGGACCCGGGGGCGGACTTCGGCTCGTGGGTGTTGACCCGCCGGAACTGGCCGGTGGCCGCCGCGACGGACTCCGCGGACGCGATGAAGGCCCGGACGGCGGCGGCGTCAAAGCTCACTCCATCCTCCTCGCGTACGGGGCGAAGGCTTCCTCAGCCAGGCGCCTGGCGTTGCGGTCCGTCTCCTGGAAGGCCAGCCGGAAGCCGTGGTATCCCTTGAACCGGGTGGTCTCGTTCCGGGAGCCGGTGCCCTCCAGCCAGGGACCGTACGTGGCGAGGTCAGTCGTGACGACCGTGTCGGTGGCCGGGTCCTCCACGATCACCGGCAGCGTGTACTTGCCCGTGACGTACGTGCGCGACTCGCGGGTCTGCCCGATGGAGCGCAGGAACCGGCCCGTGTTCTCCCTGATGTGCATGCTGAAGAGGGAGGTGACCCGCTCCTCGGCGTCGTTGGCGATGTGCTCGCGGATGGCGTTGATGCCCTCGCGCAGGGCTATCTCCGCGCGGCTATCAAACAGCGGCCCTGTCGTGGTCACGGTCTCCATGTCACACCGCCCGCTGCCGGAGCGTCCGGCCGTACGTGGCGACGACCTTGCGCCGCAGGTCCGGCAGCGACCCGCCGGGGACCATGACCTGGCCCTCGCCGATGGTGCGGGCGTACCCGGAGGTCTTCTGGTAGACGTAGTTCAGCGCCTCGGCAATGGCCAGCTCATGCACCTCGGGCGGTATCCGGGCAACGGTCACCGGGGCCGCGTCCGCGTGGGTGGCCGCGGTGGTGCCGCCGAAGCCGCGGACTACCTTCAGGGTGCGGAAGGCGTAGACGGTAGCGCCGGAGTGCGTGGCCAGGACGGTGCCGCCCCAGGATCGCACGACCGTCAGGACGTTGCCGGTGACGGACAAGATGAGCATCATCTCGCCGTCGAGCTGAACGACCTCGCCGCTGTCGAACTTAGTGCCGTCCGTGACCGTCAGCAGGACGTCGGACGTGGCCGCGGTCCCGCAGCCGCTGCCCTGCTGGACCTGGGTCGTGCTGACCGCCGCGGTATCGGAGACCAGCATGGACTCGCTGTCCACGGTGATGACGTCCCCGGTGTCGACCAGGGAGGAGTCACTGACGGCAATCGTCGTCGCGGACGTGGAGGACACGGTCCCGACGAGGGCGCCGCCGGCCCGCGTCTGAGTCCAGTACCCGAACGTCCCGGCAATGGAGATGTTGCGCTGGATGCCTGAGCCCTGGCCGAAGGACGCGGACTTGGTGCGGTCTAGCTCCAGGTAGGTGTAGGGCGGGCTGTAGTTCGGGTGGCCCCAGAAAATCGAGGTGTTCGGGATGACCACGCCGCCGGACTTCACGACGGGGACATTCGTGGTGACGTCGGCCAGCTCGCGCTCATCGAACCACAGGCGCCAGGGGTAGGCGCGCTGGTAGTTCGGAAAGTCCCAGTAGGCGGTTTCGATGTTGTTCCAGAACCGGCGGTGCGTCAGCCGGTCGAGGTCATCGGCCGCAGCGGAGATGGCGGAGTCGACATGCCGCGCCATGTCTGGCGTCAGCGCGATGTCGGGCGCGCTCATCACGTCGTAACGCGAGGAGTAGCAGGCCCTGTATACCGCCATCCTGTGATCTCTTTCCGCCACTGGCCGTTGTCGTACCGGCCGGATTAGCTGGGCTTTTCAGTTGTCCCTGAGGCCAGGGTACATCTACATCCCGGAATGCACGCTGACGTCCCAGTCGCGGGGGTACTGCCAGCCGTCAAACGGGCAGAACAGCACCCCGGACTCCGGCGCCTGAAGCAGCGGGGTCCCGTCGTTCGGGCAGGCCATGGGCTGAGTCGAGTCCCAGTTGTCCTTCTGGATCGCCTGCTCCCGCAAGGTGGCCAGGAGGTCCACGCCCATGACCATGGCTCAGCCCTCCTGCGCCGTCAGCCGGGCTACCAGCTCCGCCTTCGGCAGGGTGCCGCTAGGACCGCTGTAAGGCACGCCACGCTCCTTGCACAAGGCGATCAGGTCCCTCGTCGCGTACGCCGAGTAATCCGGCCTGTCGTCGTCTGCGGCCTCAGCAGCAGGCTCTTCCGGAGCTGGCTCTTCCTCGGCAGGCTCCTGCACGTTCTCCTGCACGGGCAGCTGCACATCCTCCGGCACGTCCGCGCCAGGCTGGTGATTGCCGCCAGTCGTTACCTTTCCCACTGCTGCCTCCTCGAAGCACATCGGGCATGCGGGTACTGACTCCGCGATGGCCTGGCAGCCGCATGCTTGGCAGCTCCACATCAGTACACACGAGCAAACGATGCCAGCAGCGCATCGACCGCAGCCTGCGCGTCTGCCTCCGTTGCGTAATGCGAGCTGTTGTACTGAACAGAGCTAGTGACATCCCCGAAGTACAGGAGGACATCGAACCCGGTCGATCCGCCATTGTCGTAAATCTGAACCTTGGCGATCCGCTCGGAGTTATACAGGATCGGCGGCCTGCCCGGTGCCTGTACGTCTGCGTCTAGCCGGAAGAACATCACTCCTCCTAAGCGGCGGTCACTACCGCGCCCGCGTCGTACGGAATGTACGTCACGGACCACGTGATGGCACCCGTGTTAGTTGCGCTGGTCGTCACCTGGATAGAACCCGCCGGAACCAGGGCCAGTCCTCCGTCATCAGCCGAAATACCGAGGTCTACTCCCGGCACGACCGCCGTCGGGGCTAGCACCACCAGTGCGGCCACTCCGCTATTCAGCGACGCAACCGCGAGCGACGACCCCAGCGCGAAGTTGATGATGGACGTAGCCGACGCCAGCGTGGCCACCTGCGAGGACCCTCCCGTGGGCTTGTGCCCCACTGACAGGGCGCATGCCTGGTTCTGGATAGCAGTCGTGACCACGCCGGTAAGGCTGGTGACCACGACGCGCCCGCCAGTGACCGTGAAGATATCTCCGCTGGTGCTGGCGGGCAGTGTCTTGGCCGCCCCGGTAACGAGCACGCCGTAGTTGGCCGCGAACATCGCGGTCACCTGAGCGTAGGGGCTAACTGGCATGTTAGGCCGCCACCAGCGTTGCGCCGTCCGTAAGCGGCACGTAGGTAACCACCCAGGTGATGGCGCCGTCAGTGCCAGCGGAAACAGACTGGATCTTGCCCGTCGAGATGACCGCCAGCGGCAGCGCGAACGGGCTGACGGAAACGTTGGACGCGCCGGACGGCGAGGCGAGCTTCGGGGGCGCGGTCGTGGTGGCCACGCCGAATCCCAGGACGCCGCCCGCCACCGTGTCGGTGGTGCCGATGTCGGTGGCAACGCACAGCTGCGTGGCGTCGCCAGCCGTTGGGGTTACCTTCAGGTAATACGAGTTGGCAACCGTGATCGACACGGTGACAAGCCCGTACATCGAGGTGAGCAGTACCTCTCCGCCCGCGACGATGAACAGGTCCACCGTGGTCGCGGCAAGGGTACCGGTGTTCTTGCTGACCCTCGTGCCCAGCACCATCTGCCGGAGCTGACGGCCTGCTACTCCAGATGCCATGACTCAGCCCCCTTACGCGCTCAGCTTGGCGAGGTTGGCCGGGGTCCGCTGCACTCCCAGGTCGTGCACGATCGCGGCGCCGATTCCGGAGCCGGTCACGGTGCCCTTGACGTAGGTGTAGGTGTCCGGGACCTGAGTGCCGAACAGGGTCCACACCGACGCGACAGCGGTCGTCAGGCCGGTCGTGGTGCCGTGGGTGAAGGTCGCGGCGGCGGTGATGCTCGCCTTGGCCCACACGCCCGTTCCGTCCGTCTGAAGGTTCCAGTAGACGCGGGTGATCGGCGCCCACGCGGGGGTGAAGAACGACCCGGCCCGGTAGGTGCCGCCGAAGCTGGTAGCGATGGTCAGCGTCAGGACCGCGGTCGCGCCGGTCGTCACGAAGCTGATCGCCTGGCCTGCCGCGAGGGCAATCGCCGGGCCGCCCGTGCTGATGGGCACGATGTTGAAGACGCGGCCGAGGCCGTCGCTGGGCATTACGGGCATTGGGTTCCCGCTTTCCGTGCTGACTCAAGGTCTTGGGGCGGGGTGTCGATGCCGCCTTGCTCACTCAGCCGTGTCGGTACGGCCTACCCTGGTTGCTACGCCAGGCTGGCTAGCTTCCCTCACGCTGCCAGCCTGGCGCCACTGCACTCAGCTTAGCGAGTCGCCAGCTGAACGAACGGGGACAGCGTGTTCGAGCTGCCGCTATGCGGGGTCAGGGCGCTCTGAATCCAGGGGCGGCCGTCCACGCGCTCGATGATCTTGAACGCGGTCTGGTCATTCTGGAAGAATGCCTGGTCACTGGAGCTGACCTCCACCTGCTGGCGGTCACCGATCAGGTAGTAGCTCAGGTCGACGTAGTTGATGTCGCCGGTAGTACCCAGGGTAGGAAGCTTCTCGGTGAAGATCACCGGGCGGCCGAGGATCGTCATGGGCGGAGCCTCCGAGCCCGGCTGGCTCCATCCGCCGATCCAGACAGGGCCGCCGCCCGTGCCGACAGCCAGGGCCATGGTCGAGAGCTGCGGGATCGTGTCGTTGTTGGCGATCCAGACAGCGTTGGACTGCGAGGTCGGCAGCATGCGGGAGTACATGTTGACGATGTTCTCCCAGAGGATCGTCTTCGTCGCCTGGCCGGACTCGGCCGAGACCGAGACGGAAGCCGGGCACGAGACGAAGCCCAGCGGGGTGCCGACGCCGGACTCGGTCATGAAGGCGATGTCCTCGAAGAAGGACAGTCCCTGCGGAACGCGGGTGTCGAAGAACGCGCTGAAGGCGGGAGCGTCGTTCAGCAGCTCGTTGGGCGTCTTGAAGAATCCCGCGAGCTTCTTGGCGACCAGGTTGACCCGGCCGAAGGTGGCCGTCGACTCAGTGAGCGAGCTGGCCTCCTCTGCCCAGTAGAACTGGATTCCGCCGAACACCGACGTCGAGTGGCTGGTGTCGTCCACGGTGGGGATCGGGACGCTCAGCGTGTTCATCGGGATGACCGACGCCCGGCTGCGGACGATGCTGTTCTCCAGGGCAAGGGTGAGCAGCTCCGAGCGCATGATCTCCGGGATCAGGTAACCGCCCGCGCCTGGCTCCTCCGAGCCGAAGCTGTTCATGAACTCGCGTACGTTGGCCAGCTTGCGCAGCAGGTCCTCGCGGTTGTGCCGGCTCGATGGCCGGGCCTCCTCGCGGATCGCGGTGCAGTACTCGCCGATGCTCGCGAAGCGGTCCTCGGCCTTGTACTTCTCCTGGAACCGGGCGCCCGGGGCTGCCCTGTTGTACGCCGCGCCACGGCCCTTGGCGACAACGGCGGTGCCGTCCACGGACAGGCCCGGCTTGCCATCGGTGAGGGTTACCCGCGGCTGCCTGCCGTCCGGGGTCTCCCGGATCATGTCGGACAGGACCGACTGGACCTGGACCTTCAGGTCGTCGTTGAGGGTGTCCTTGTTCTTCGCGGTGAACTGGCTGGTAAAGCCGTCCACCAGCTCCTTGAGGTCCGCCCGGTTGGACAGGTCCTTGAGCCGGGCCGGGTTAGTCAGCAGCTCCACCAGGCCATCGGAGTCGGTGGGGACTGTGATCTTCGGTGCCATTACTTCCCTCCGAGGGCGAGTAGGTGCGCGAGTGATACAGAGTCAGACAGGGAACCATCGGAGTTCCAGTTGTCCGGGATCTTGGCGGACTGGCCGAGTGCGGCGGCCCGCTTGATGATGTGCTTGCGGATGGCGTCATGGTCAGCGCCGCCGCGGCCGACCGCGTGAATGGCCTTGTCCAGGTCCTCACCGTCCGCGATCGGATAGGACCCGTCCGGCATCGCCTCCCCGGACTTGGCCATCGAGTCGCGGTCGTCGGCCTTGTACTTGTCATTGCGCAGGCTGTTCGACGGCATCGGCTTGGCCGGGTGCTTGCCGTCAGGGCTGGCCGGGATCGGGTGGAGCTGGTGCCCCTCCGTGTCCCAGTAGTCGTTGTCCTTATCCGTCGAGGCTTGGTAGTCGTCGTCCCCGTCGTCCTTGGGATCGAACACCCACGCGCCCTCGCGCATCAGCCACCCGTTGTTGTCAGCCGGGTTCGTGCCCGCGTTGCGCGGCCGGGTGAACAGGACGTTCTGCACGCCCTTGCGCGGGTCGTAGACGTAGTCCGCCAGGCCCTCGCTGCACGCCTGCTGGGCCGACAGCCAGGTCTCGGAGTCCATCATGGCCAGGAAGTCGGCAGCCGGGCGGCCGGTGCGGTCCGCGTAGATGGACGCGATGTTGGCCGTCTCAGCGTCGAGCAGCTCCGCCATCTTGCGCAGGTCGCCCGCGTCGCCGGCCGCGAACGCCTGGCCGTTGTGGATCATCATCTTGGCGTTCTTCGCCATGCCCAGCTTGCCCGGCGACGCGGCCTGCGCGATGAACGACGCCGCCGAGGCAGCGATCCCGTCAATGTAGACGGACACGTCCTGATGGCGCAGCAGCTGGTTGTAGATGCTGATGCCGTCGAAGATCTCGCCGCCGGGGGAGTTCAGGTACAGGTCGATTGGTCCGTCGATCCCGTCGAGCTGAGTGTTGAACTCCGCGGCGCTAACGCCGAAGAAGCCGATCTCGTCATAGATCATGACCTGGGTCGGGCCTGCGACCTGATTGACGATCTTGAACCACTGCGTGGCAGGCTGGCTGCGCGCGTAGTTCCGCAGCCGGAGCCGCATCTCTGCTGGGTTCACTTCCGGCTCCCTTCCAGTGCATGGTGGCCGTTCAAGGTGGACAGGTACCGCAGCGCGTTCATCGCCTGCTGTTCAGCATCCGGTGCAGCCGAGGGCAGCGCGGGAGCGCCGGGAACCCAGCCAGGAGGCAGCGCGGGCTGCTGCTCAGCCTTCTCGACCACGGCCATGTCGGGCAGGCCGATCTCCTCCAGCACCGCGTGCGGGTCGAAGCCCGCGTCGATGAAGACCTTGGCGGCGTTCGCCTTGGCGAGCAGCTCCGCGTTGTCGGACTCGCGGTCTGGCTTCTCCGGGGACTCGAAGTCGAACTCCACGTTCGCCGCCGTCGAGCCGAACAGGGGGAGCAGCTTGAAGTTGAGCGTGTCGCGGCGGCGCTCCAGGCGTGGCACCGTGGACCAGCCGGTGAAGATCTGCTCAGCAGTTTCAGCATTTGCCCTGTTCACGTCGTCAACCGTGCCCAGCATGTGCTTGTGCATCCGGCTGGACTCCCGCAGCTCGTCCCGGTTCTGGAGGCGCAGGTTGCCGTACTCCATGTCCTTGTTGTTCGACCCGGCCGGGGCAGCGTACGTCGAGCCGTTGGTCAGCACAGCGATCCGCCCGGCGCGGGCCACGCCCTGGTGCGCCTCCCGCCACCGGTCGACCATCTGGTCGAAGTCAGAGTCGTTCATGGCGTCGGGGACCGTGATGATCGCTCCCGGGTTGGCGCCGTTCAGGAACAGGTTCCGCTGGTACTGGGTGGCGTAGTCCTGCTGCTCGATGTTGGCCATGACCGGCTGGATGCCACCGGTTCCGCGGAACGGGTCCTCCGGGTCAGGGCGGCGCTCATGGATGACCTCGTCGCGCAGTAGCGGAACCTGCTCGCCATTCGGCCCGGTGAACATCCAGCCTGCGATCAGGCCGTCATCGCTGGGCACCGGGAGCATCTTGTCCGGTCGCACCACCCACATGGCAGTCGGGATGCGCAGCGCGTTCTCCCGGTCCAGTACCCAGAAGCACTCGCCCGCCAGCTCGAAGTACTGCTGGGACATCTCGCGGAACTCGAAGCCCGAGTAGTAACTGTTCGGCTGGTCCCACAAGGTGAGCGCCGCATGCTGCACGACCTCCGTGCGCTGGTCGGTACCGCGGTCAGCGGTGGTGTACCGGACCCGGCCGTCCCTCGGCGCCTTCTTGTACAGGTGCCAGGCAGGGCCGGCGGTGGCCTCAGCGAGCAGGGAGACGATGGCGAAGATGGTGCCGCTGCGCTTATACGCGCGCAGGTACGACTCGTTGCCGGCTGCCCCGCCGCGCAGGTTCATCATCACGCCGCCTCGCCGGGGCGGGGACAGCGGTACCGGCGGCCCGGCGGCCTTGTTGCGCATCGCGCGCAGGCCCGACTTCACTCAGGGTCCGCGATGATGTGCTCAAGCACGAACAGGGATACGCCGATGGCGAGCCAGCCCCAGCCGTGCGCGACGTGGAAGGCGGCGAAGTCTCCGGCACTGAAGCTGAGCACGGTCAGCGGGATTTCCGTCAGGCGCTTGAGGCTGGCCCTGTGCGGGGCGACGACATAGCGCCCTGCCGAGAAGATGGCAGAAGCCGCCGCCTGCCCCAGCTTCCGTGTCGCGGGACCGAGCCGGGGTGCACGGCGGTGGACGTGATCCGGGATGACCGTGATGGCCATTCAGGCCGCCTCTCCTGCGCGTTACCACTGAGGGTAACACCTAACGCGTGTAAAACACCCGCAGGCCGGGCTTCCGTCGCATGTCCTGGTACATGACCGCGTAGCGCAGCGCATCACAGGAGTGGTCATCCTGCTTGACCGGGGCCTCGCGCTGGCTGGCTGACCCGGGCTGGCTGCGCTGGTCCCACACGTACGTGGTGACCTCCTCTTGCAGGCAGGTAGGCCGCCGGGCCTCCAGTAGCTTAGGGTCTCTCCGGGTCAGCGTGTCCTTGCAGATGACCAGCCGCGGCTTGCCGGTCGCGTCCTTTCGCAGCCGCTGCTGGACCGCTTCAATGCCGGTCTTCACGTCCTTCATGGCGGCGAGCGTGGACATTCCCAGCTCCTTTTCCAGGATGGCACGATCACCCGCGTCATGGTCACAGATGATCCTCGACGGCGGCGCTGAGTCGTACTTAATAGCCTGGGCGACCATCTTCGCGGCGTCCGGGACCATTATCCCGGTCTGGTAAATCTCCTTATAGACGTGCATCCGGCCGTCCGGGTCAATGGCAATCCACATCGCGACGAAAGGGTTAGTGAAGCCCCAGTCAATGGCGATGACGCGGTCCCATTCCTTCGGCGGCTTGCGCTCCGGGAAATTAGGGACGATGTGGATCGCCGGGTCGAACTCGTCGTAGATGAGGCCCTCGGCCGCGACCCACTGGCCGAGCAGGTAACGCTGGCGGCGAACGGTCGGCAGCGTGTCGAGAATGGCGAGGTAGTTCTTGCCGGCCTCGGTCCAGGCGCCATCCTGGTAGTACGCGGGATTGTCCTCGTGCCTGGAGTACAGCAGGCGGCTGCGCCCGGTGTCCGCCCGGACCTTCAGGTGGTGGGACGGGCTGCCCGGGTTGGTCAGCATGATCAGCTGCTGGTACGGCAGCACGCCGTTGCGCAGCCGGGTGATGAGCACGTCGAGGTCGTCGGGAACCGTCTCGATCGCCTCATCGACCAGGATCACGTCATACTCGGTGCTGAGAAGCTTCGTAGGGCGGTCGAGGCCACCCACCACGAGTGTTGACCCGTTCGCGTACCTGAACGCCGCAGGCTCGCTCCCAGAGCCGCCGAAGAAGGTCACGTGGTTCATCGCGATGGCCTCGACGGCGACTTTCTTCTTGTACGTCATCAGCGTCGAGGCGCTCAGCGACACGTGCGTCTTGCGGACCACCAGCGCGCGGACGCCCGGCTTGCTCATGCACAGCAGGTGCAGCTTCAGCAGCGCGGCCTGGGTCTTGCCAGTCCCGGCCGGGCCAGAGACCAGTATCTCCGCGTCTTTCGCCTTCATGAGGTCACGCGCGGCCCCGCGCAGCTCAACGCGGACGACCGTGTCAGCCGTCGTCATCGCTTAGCCCGAGGATCTCGTACCTCAGGTTCCCGGTGATCTGCACCTCGGGCTTCGCGTCGAGGCCGAGCAGCTTCGCCTCACGGTCGTTGATCTTCACCAGCCGGTCGGTGGCGGCCAGCACGATCGCGTCGTCCTCGACCACGTTGCCGGCATCGTCGTGCACGACGTGCCCGTTGTCGATGACCGCGTGCCGCCGGGCGATGACGTCCTCGACCACGGCGCGCATCTGCTGGAGCTGAGCCTGCTGGTGCGCCCGGTACGTCTCGACGGAGGCCACCGGGACCTCGCGCATGACCGCCTGGAAGTCCTTGTGGACGAGGGCGTCGCTCACGCCCAGCTCGTCGGCGATCTCCTTGAACGTCTTGCCCTGGTCGCGTAGCTCCACGACGCGCTTGCGGCGCCGCGTGATCTCTGCCTGCTTGCGCTGGGTACCCGGAGCACTCATCTCCACCTGCCTGAATTAACTCCAGTATCGCTCAGCAGCCAGGATGCTGGCCAACGGACCGGTAAACGGTCCAGGTGTCGCCGTGCTCGATCCAGGAGACGCCGTACTTGGCCGAGGACTTCTCCCAGGAGCCGCGGACGGCCGCCGAGGGGAAGACGTTGATCCCGACGTAGGCGTTGCGCGCTGGCAGCCAGGCTACCGCGGAGTCGGTGACGCCGCCCATCGGGGCCGGGCCGCAGTCGGCGAGCCTCGTCGCTCCGATGCCGCTGGCGACCTGCTGCACGGTCAGCTGCGCGTGCACGGGAACCGGGCCTGCCTCGTGCCGGGCGTGCAGCCACAAGCCGAGGAGCGCGACGGCGGCCACGGCGACCGAGGCCACGATGACGAGCCGCCGCGCTCGCTGGCTGACGTTCACTGACCCGGGTTCCCGTGATCGACCTGGATCTCCGCCTTGATGAAGTTGACGCTTAGCCCGCGAGCTCCGTCGCCGCTGCGCACGAGGCGCCAGGAGGTGACGAGGTTGCTCACGTCCAGGTCGTCCACGAACAGGCGATCGTGCAGTCCGCCTGTCCCTACGACGAGGGTCACAGTGCGGGCAGGTGACTTGGCCATCTCATTCTCCTCTGGTCTGGATGACGTCACCTGAATGCTAGCTCGCCCGGTCAAGGGTCACTCTCCGTCATGAATTCGGGTAGTAGCCAGGAGGTGGCCAGACCTGTGCAACCTGGCCGTTCGAGGGGGGACCCGCGGGGTAGACAGATCTGTCTGCTTGCACAGGTTGCACAGGGTTGGGGAATTTTCCTTGAGAGATCTCCATGCGAGAAAGTTCCGTAGGCTGTGCAACCTCTGCAAGTCCCAGCTCAGAGGCCATCTTGAACCGGACCCCCTCCCACACGGTGGGCTGCTTCGGGGCCTCTCCGACCCATCCGCGGAGGTCATTTCCGGCCCAGCGCGAGAGTCCGGCGAGAGCTGTGGTCCGACGTGATTCAACGCCATTCCGGGCCGTTTCCGAGTGCTGCCCGAAGCGCTGGCCGAACGTCTCCTTCGACCACGCAGCGTGACCGTTGGCGGAGAGCCAGGCGTTGAAGCCGGTGAGCATCTCCGCGGCAATGATGCACCGGCCGGCCTCGGCGATGAGCCAGTCACGCCAGAATCCGAAGACCCGGTCAGACTCAGCGCGCCATGCCGCGGTGTCCCGGGCGATCACCGTCGTCAGCGTGAGCGAGTGCGCCTTGTCCGCGTACCAGGCCCGCGCGCCCTCGACAGCCCAGGTGACGATCGCGTCGTGCTGCCCGTCCGCGCCGTCCTTGATACGCCCCTTCAGCTCGGGGTCGCCCGGCTTGTCCAGCGGGGAGCGCAGTAGCTCACCCGGCTTGCGGAACGTGTACTTGAACCGCAGCAGCGCCAGCCGCCGCCAGGTTCCGTGGTCGCACTCGCTGACCACCGGGTCGTAATTGGTGGCGATGAACAGGGAGTGCGACGCTGCGAAGGTCATGTTGTCCTTGTAGACCAGCCTGGCCTTGATGCGCCCGACGTCCATGATCCGCTTGATGGCCGTGATGTCGAGGGACCGGCCCTCGGTCAGCTCCTCGCCGATGAGCAGCCGCTGCCCGCGCAGGTCGGCCCGCTCCGTCGAGTGCTCGCTGCGCCCGGCCTTGTCGGAGGAGAACAGCTTGGGCGAGGCCATGTCCGCGTAGTCGCCGAGAGCGGGGACGAGCCCGTCCGTCCCGAGGCAGCCCTTGCCGTTCTCCCCGGAGCCTTGCAGTAGCGGCAGGACGCCGTCCGGGGTGGTGTGGCCGGTGATGGCCTGCCCGATCCGCCGCTGCCACCAGGACCGCTCCGGCTCGTCCAGCGCCGTCAGCGCCGCTGTCCAGTCCGGGTGCGCGAGGCCGGGCCGGTAGCTGCCCCGGGTGACCTTGGTCAGGAGCCGCCGCGGGTCGTGCGGGTAAGCCTGCCCGGTACGCAGGTCGACCACCCCGCCGGGAGTGTTGAGGATGTCAGGGTCAGTGTCGAAGTCCCCGGCCTGCCGGTAGATGCCCGGCACCCCGCGGCACAGGTCCGTGATGGCTGAGATCCGCGGCCTGGACAGCAGCTTGCCGACCGCGGCGACCGCGTCCATGTTCCCGGTAGCGACCGCGGCGCCGTGCAGGCTGATGAAGAACAGCCGGACGGCCTCGGTGACCGGGGCGTCGTCGGTGGCCGCCCATCGCTGCCCGTCCCAGGTGAGCCATCCCAGCCCTGACGCCCACAGGAAGCGCCCGTTCAGCGCCGTGGCGACCCGCTCGGCCAGGTAGGCGTCGGTAAGCCCTCCCGGGGCGGAGACGGGCCGCACGCCGTTGTCGGCAGGGGAGGCCAGCACGGCAGCGGGGTCAGCCAGGATGGCGGTGACGGCCGCCTCAGCGTCACGCAGGCGGGCCTGCTTCAGCAGCGGGTCGGCGTCCTCAGCCGCCTTGCGCGCCTGCGTGGCGGTGCCGTAGGTCTCTAGCGCATCGGCCGGGTCCATGTCCTGCTCGAAGACGGCGATGACCGCGGCCTTGGAGTAGCCGATCCCCTCCTCGAAGTCCGTCGAGCTGGAGAAAACGTAGAAGCCCAGGTCCTCCCGGCTGCTGGCGGAGACGCCCGTTGCCTTGC